TAAGAGCAAGATTCTTTGATAGGCTTACAGACTATAGCACAAATAAAAAGTATGATATTACTACTCGTTTGAGATTGTCTTACAATTTACTAAAAGGCGCTGCCAAATTAAGTATGTTTGGACCATGCTTTAAACACTATTTAACTAAACAAGTAAGATCGAAATTAGTAGAAGTTCCTGCCAGTGAGTGGGAAACTGTTTTGTTTATGCCAACTGAAAACTTTAAAAAGAGTAATAAGACTAAGGTCTGGTCTGACACTCGTAAAATGTTATAACAATGGGATTTTTAGATACATTAAAGAGCGCAGCAAATCCAACATCAATAGATGCCTTTAAGGCTAACATTGGTAAACACGGCGGTTTAGCTGTTCAAAATAGATTTGCTGTGGTTATGACACCACCGCAAGCAAGTATACTTAACTTTGATTTACAGGGTTCGATATCAAGTTTATTGTCAGGAACATTCAGCAAATCAAGTCTAATTACTGACCCTAGAGATGTTGCGCTGCTATGTGAAAGCTGTAGCTTACCTGGTAGAATAATATCAACAATTGAGCATAGTGATTTCCATAGGCCTGTTAAAAAACCAACTGGTTATTCAGTAGAAGATGTAACATTCGTGTTTCATTTGACTAATGATTACTATATGAAAAAGATGTTTGATAAGTGGACAGAAGCTGTTATTAACACTCAAACGTATAAGGCTAATTATAAAGCTGATTACGTTTCAGATGTTATAATACAACAACTAAATCCACAAAACGTGCCTGTTCATGGTGTAAAACTAATAAACGCTTATCCTGTAGGTGTTGCAGCGATTGAGCTAAGCAACGCAGGTTCAGACACAACACAAAGGCTACAAGTAACTATGGCCTACGATGATTTTCAACCAGAAGGAGCTATCTCCTCCGTTCTTTCTGGCTTTAAAGAAGTACTAGGAGGACTACGAAGATTAATATAAACGAGTGATATAAATTATGGCATTACCAAAATTAGAAACCCCTACATTTACTGTAGTAGTACCTTCAACAAAAAAACCTGTTGATATACGACCATTCCTTGTAAAAGAGGAAAAGGTTTTAATGATGGCTCAAGAATCAAAGGACGTTAAACAGGTGTTAAAAGCAATTAAGACAATACTAGTTTCATGTTCTGAAGGTGTACTTGATCCTAAAACCCTTACGACATACGACATTGAGTATTTGTTCTTGCAACTACGCGCAATCAGCGTTGGCGAAACTGCAGAGTTAAAAGTAAAATGTTCTACAAGTGGAGAAGAAGAAACCGTTGAAGTAAATTTAAAGGAAATCGAAGTAACATTTCCAGAAAAGGTTGAAAGTAATATTCACCTTAATAAAGGAGTAGGAATAACGCTTAAACCAATTTCTTTAGAGGATGTTGAAGCAGCTGGCGATAGTACAGATATTATTGACACTATTGCATTGACTATTGATACAATATATGACGAAGATGAGGTTTATCCAGCAAAAGATTCAAGTAAAAAAGAACTTAAAGAGTTTGTTGAATCGCTTAGCCATTCACACTTAGAAAAAATACAAGAGTACATTAGCAGCCAACCAAAATTAAGGCATGAAGTATCTTGGACATCTTCCAAAGGTCATCCCAACACACTAGTGTTAGAAGGTCTTCAATCTTTTTTTATGTAGGCCTTTCGCATGATTCACTAACTAATCACTATCAAACTAACTTTTCTATGATGCAACACCATAAATACAGATTAGAAGAGTTAGACAATATGATTCCTTGGGAAAGGCAAATATACGTTTCTTTGCTTTTAGAACATATTAAAGAAGAAAACGACAGAATAAACAAACAGAATAGTCAACACAGATAATAAACAATATGGCAGACGATCCACAAAATAATAATGGTCCTAAGAAAGAAGACAACAAAGAGGAGTTGACCGTTCTTAGTAGGATTATTCAAGAGTTGCAAGAAAATCGTGAAACTGATGAAGACATCGAGCAAAGGCGGATTCGTCGCGAAAAAGCCTTAAGGCGTATTAGGTTGACTTTAGAAGCAGCTGTTTGGGCTGTAAGGTATAGAAAAAATCATAAAGACATTAGCCTCGCTAATGAGCTAGCACGGCAAAGATACGACAAGCAAATAGAAATTGGCGAAACATCTGAAGAAGACTTACAACAAATAGATCATGATATAAAAAATATTCCTCGTGCACTTGGTGAATTTTTAACAGGTAATGAAGAATCTAGTAATGGTGAGTCTATTGAGCTTTTAAAAAGAATTGCTAATGGTGTTGAAGGTAATTTTAAAACTGCAGAAGGTAAACCACAAAATGGTGGTAACGACGATGGCGGTCCACTGAAAAAGAAAGGCCCTGGTGTTTTTTCTCGAGTAGGTAAAGCGATTGGCGATGTAATCGGAAGTGTCATTGAGGGTATAGGTAATGCTTTTGCCAATATTGGTAAAAAGGCCTTTAAGGTATTAAAAGGAGCTTTAGCTGTAGCAGCGATAGGTGTCTCTTTAATACCAGCAGCACTTGCTTTTCAGATGTTTAGTGAAGTTTCTTGGGGTGGAGTAGCAGCAGGATTAGTAGTATTAACTGCATTGGTTGTAGGCGTTATGGCGCTTGGTGCAATTATGTCATCGGGTATAGGTACCGTTGCTATTTTAGCAGGTGCAGCCGCATTGGCCATATTAGGTGTTGCAATGATACCAGCTGCAAAAGCATTTGAAATGTTTGGTAAAGCACTAAACGATCATGTAGCACCAGCACTGAAACAATTTGCTGAAGTATTTAGTAGTTGGATACTTACTTTAACAACAGGATTTTCTTCTGTGTTAACTTCTATTGGAACTTTTGCTAATGATATGACTGAAGCCTTTGGTAATGTTGTAACATCGTTATCAGACGGATTTGCTAAAGTGATAACTACGTTAGGAGAAACATTCGCGACAATATCAACGGCGGTTGGTGAGTTTATTTCAGGAACAATAGATACATTAGTAAGCGCGTTTGAAAAAGGTGTTGATTCGATAGGAGGTTTTGTAACTGTACTCGTCGGCGAAATAAAAGAACTTGCAAGTCTTGATGGTGGTTCTTTATTAGGTGTGGCTGGTGGCATCACCGCAGTTGGTTTGGCGCTTGGTGCTTTTGCCGCCAGTGGTTCTGTTGGTGGCGCAATAAAATCAATTGGTTCTACTTTCTCTAAACTCCTTGGTGATAAAAGTCCAATTGATCAACTTACCGCAATAGCAGATCTTGGTCCTAGATTAAAGGAGAGTATAAAACCAATTGAAGAATTGCCTGATCTTCTAATGCGTTTAGGTGATGCTCTTGCAGATGGATTTGACGATAATATAGAAGCTACTGGTAACGCAATTAAGACAATGCTTGATCAGGTTGATGATGGATTAGATCAACTCAACATGAAAAAGCTTGATAAAATTTCTGGCATAATTATTAATACCACTGCCGGTGTAACTCAATCTGCACAAGCAGAAGGTATGGCTAATCAACAAGCAGGATTAGGTTCAATCATATCAAGTGTTAGTTCTAATTCGCCAAGTGTAAATAACGTGACATATAATGATCACGGTTTAATGGATAGAACAGCCGCTCACTTAGGAAGTTTAAACTAAAAAAGGAGTGGCCATAAAGACCACTCCTTCTGAAACGTTAGGACTTGGCTCAACCCTACTATTAAGACTGCGCTAACTTAGCAAAGTAGCTGAGTGTATCCTCACTGGATTCATCTGTGCCACTTCCACTTGAGGCTGTCGGGCCTACCTCGTCCATTGAAGACTCAACCGAATTGGACGTCACCGGTTCTTTTGTGGTGTTAAGCTCAATATTTTGAGCAGTTGTAAATGTGTTTGCCACATCTGCTTCACCAATTACTTCATACAGTTTCTTTTTCAATTCACCGTATTCTTTATAGCTTTCAGCGTCTGTGAATTCGCTGAGTTTATAAAGCTTGTTGTATACTTCTTCAAGCTGTGCTTCATCGCCATCGAATAACGCTACTGCGCTATCAAATTCAGACTTATCGTAGTTACGATAGCCTTCAACTTGACGAATCTTAAGCTTGAAGTTTGCACCACCCCAAAAGTCAAATGGATTGACTGGAGTTTCATCAGCAAACTGAGGCTGCATTACATCCATGATCTTGTCCATGATTTTCTTACCATACTCATAAAGGAATACCTTACCTTCATTTTCAGGATTAGCAGAATCAGAGACAACAAGAATGTTGGAGACGTGGTGCAGACGACGCTTACGCTGACGTGCTGTTTCCTTGTCTTCATCACGACCTGAGTTCCACAACTGTGAGTTGAGTTCAGATACAGGATCTTGTTGACCGATGGAAGTCAATGACTTTTCGATGTACCAGCGACCAGTAGATCCTTTGAATCCATGATCCCAATAACGTACCCACGGAAGCTCTTCACCTTCTCCTGCGGGTAGGAAGCGAATAACAGCATAGCCATTACCTGCTTTGTCTACAGTGGGTTTCCACATTCGGTCATCACCGTAGCTCTTTTTTTCGTTGGTTGCAGACGATGCTGCTACCAGTTTAGAAATCGCATCATTGCGATTTTGTTTCATGTTTGCGAACGACATATATATTTCCTTGTATTTATTTTAGTATTGCATTGTATTGTTAGTTACTGTCAAAGTCTATATTACCCTAAGTTTACTTATTTGTAAAGGTGTTTAGCACCTTTTCTTTTAGTTTGTTATGAGGCAATGGACTTTGCAGCATGATCAACTTGTATTTTAATAACAAATCAATCAAGTCTTTATTTATACCTAGAGGATCACTTAGATCACTCTTCAGGCGGTTAAGGAAGTTGACCATTATATCCACTAACACCACAGATTCAAGATGAATCTCGTCAGTCCTGAGTGATTCAAGAAAGACGTTGGTTGTGTTGTCGTCAGAGGTTGTACATAATTGGTCAAACGAATACCCTTTATCACTCATTAGGTTCATATCTTGGGATAACATATATGTTAACTTGTCGTACCGCGCGATATAATCATTATATATTTCATCGGTCATATCGCCAATCCAAACACTTGGATTTTGAATAAGATTAGATGTGAAGTAGTGTATTAGTTTTTCCTTATTGAATCTTCG